CTCCACGACTGGTGTTTCAACTGCACGAACTGCAACACGCTCCAGCCCTATGACTGGGCGTTCGTCCGCTTCCCCGAGGACGCCAAGGACGGCGACGAATGGGACATGGCGAAGGTCAAGGCCGGCACGACCTACGAGTGCCGCTCCTGCAACACCCGCCACACCGACAGCCGCGAGACCCGCTTCGAGCTGAACCTTGGCGGGAAGTTCGTCCCGCGTGAACCCGGCAAGTCCATCGAGCGCGTCGGCCTTCACCTCAACGCCCTTGCGATGATGTCCTGGGGCGAACTAGGTCGGATGATGCTTGAGGCCAAGCGGGCGTCCGTGATCTACGGGGACGAGGAACCCCGCCGCATCTTCAAGCAGAAGCGACTCGCCCTTGCGTGGTCGGACGACGGTGGGTCGATGGTGACGCCGATTGACTCCTCGGACTACTCCCTGAAGGACGACTGGACGGACGAAGCCGTCATCACCCCGAAGGCCCAAGTCGTCGCCCGAGAGGGTGCGCCCGCCGGCTCCATCCCCTTCCGCACCTTGGGCATCGACGTCCAACGCGGTCACTTCTGGGCGACCGTCCGCCGTTGGTCGAAGTCGGGGCATAGCCGCCTGATGGCGTTTGAAAAGGTCGAGACTTGGACGGGCCTCGACGACCTAGCCAAGCGGATGGGCGTCCACAAGGCCCTCGTCATGGTGGACTCTGGTGACAACACCCAGACCGTCTACGCCGAGTGTTGCCGCCGTGGCTGGAAGTGTTCCAAGGGTTCGGGCAATGACGACTTCGCCATCACCTCCTCGGACGGACGGACGACCCGCCGCTTCTATTCCGACCCCCAAGCCATCGTCGTCCCTGGACAACCGACCCGGGCTTCCTTGGTCGTCTTCTCCGCCATGGCTGCCAAGGACCTCCTGCACGGCCTCCGCACCCGCAAACTCCACACCTACCCCCGAGACGCCTCCGAGGACTACGCCAAGCAGCTGAACTCCGAAGTCCGCGTGAAGGACAAGCGCACGGGGAAGCCCATGTGGATTTTACCCCAAGGCGTGAACGACAACCACGCTTTGGATTGTGAAGTCCTCGCCATGCTGGTCGCCGTCCGCTGGGGCGTCGTTGGTCGGGAGGCCACGGCAACCGCCGAGGATGCACCCAATGCTTGACCTTAACCGCCAACCCCTCACCTTCAACGCAAGCGTGCCGGGGGTTTGTGGGGACCCCAATGGCTTGGAGGTTCGGATCGTTGGCCCTCGGCACGCCCCCCTTTGCTTCCAATCCGAGCAAGTTTAACATGGCTTCCGGCATTTTCATCGGCCTCGAGGAGTGCGAACTGCTCGCCATCCGCTCCAAGGCTGTCGCCCTCATCACCGAAGGTAAGACCTTGATGTCGTACTCCGACAGCGGCTCGTCCGCGTCCAAGCAGTTCGCCATGCCTCCGAAGGAGATGTTGGCTGAGGCAAGCTTCGCCCTCTACCAACTCGACCCCCAGCAGTACGCCGCCCTCCGTCGCACGACCGTAATCGATGTGCGCTGGGACAACCGAATGATTTAATCCATGCCCGCCCCCAAGAAGCCCAAGAAGCCCATCGCGAAGAAGCCCACGACCCCCGTCGGTCAGGGCGGTACGCCTAAGGCCAACGCCTGGTCGACGAACTGGCAGAACGCCGGCCCGTCCTTCGCCCGCCGTGCATGGTACGGCTCCAACCCGCAGGACGCCCGCCGCGACGTCAACCCGTCCGACCGCTTGGCCCTGATCCAGAAGGCCCGCTACGCCGAGAAGAACTACCCGGCGATGGTGCAGTTCATCAACGACATGGTCATGTATGTCGTCGGCGACGGCATGATGCCCACCTCCCACGCCTCCGACCCTGCGAAGGCCCGCCTCTACGAGGAGTACTACCACCGCGAAACCCGCCGTGCCGACATCACGGGACGCTTCACCGGCGAGCAACTGCAACGCATCATCGTCCACACCTGGGCGGTCGACGGCGAAATCTTCGCCCTCAAGGTCCGCGACTCGCAGAACCGAGCGAAGACCCAGCTCATCGAAGGCCACCGCGTCATCTCCCCGACCGACGCAGCCCAACTGACCAAGGACACTTGGGACGGTTTCCGCTTCGGCCCTTACGGCGAGGTCATCGGCATCTGGGTGCAGAACGACGACCAGTCCTTCCGCCTCATCCCTGCCGAGTCCTTCATGCAGGTGGCGAACCAATCCCGCATCACCTCCGCCCACGGCATCCCCCCGATGCAACAGGCGCTCAACTCGATGCAGGACCAGAACGAGATTATCGAGCTGGAGAAGCGTGCCGTCAAGCAAGTCACCGACGTCCCGAGCGTGCTGACCAAAAACGGCGGCTTCGCGGATGCCTCCCTCGTCTCCGACTTAAACGGCGGCGGTGCCACGGACTTCGGCAACATCGGCGCCCAGATGGGCGGGAAACTCCTCGTCCTTGAACCCGGCGAAGACCTCAAGTCCGTCAGCCCGAACTTCCCTCGCCAGTCGATGGAGATGTTCAACGCCATCCTCGCCCGCATGATCGCCAGCGGCGGTCTCCCCTACGAGGTCGTCGGCGACGGCTCCAAGGCCGGCTCGGCCCTCGTCCGCATGGTGCTTGGCAAGGCCGACCGCTTCGTCGGTCAAATCCAATGCATGGTCCACGACGACTACTGCGTGCCCGATTGGCAATGGCGTATCTCCGACGGCATCGCCAAGGGCCTTCTCCCTGACGACCCCAAGTGGTCGGATGTCGAGTTCTCCGTTCCGCAAGCCCCGTCCATCGACAACGGACGAGACAGCGCCAACGACCGCGAAGACCTCCGGGCAGGTCTCACCTCCTTCTCCGCCATCGCCAAGAAGCGGGGCGTGGACTTCCGCAAGACCTTCAAGGAACACGTCCAGGACATCCTCTTCGCCAAGCAAGTCGTCGCCGAGACGGGCGGCGTGGTCTCTTTCGAGGAAGCCATGCAGCGCTTCACGAATATGCAACCCCAGCCCAAGGAGGTCGAGGAGTCCGCAGAGGATGAGGCCGAGGACGAAGCCGAGTCCGGCACGAAGCCCTTGACCGACCCCGAAGACGAAGGGGACGAAACCGAAGAGCAAGCCCCCAACCCAATCATTCCCAACTAATCATGCGCTTCCTCCAAAACGGCCTCAAGGGTCGCGAACCTCTCGCCATCGACCCGCATCGTGCGGCTGACGCGAAGACCCTCGCCGACAAGTACGCTTTCTCGGACATCATCGCCAAGCTGCTCGGCGACCGCCCGCAAGCCTACGTCCGCAATGACGGCATCGGCGTCATCCCCATCGACGGCGTGATCGGTCGGGGCATCTCCCCTCTCGAGTCCATGCTCGGGGCCGCCGACATCGACACCATCTCGGAAGCCATCGACGCCTTCGAGTCCGACCCTGCGGTCAAGAAAATCGCCTTCCGCGTCAACTCGCCCGGTGGCACGGTGACGGGCGTCCCCGAACTCGCCTCGAAAATCCGCCGCATGAGCAAGCCGACGATGGCCTACGGCGAAGAAGCCAACAGCGCCGCCCTCTGGATTGCCTCCGCCGCCGACAAGTTCACCGCCCTCCCCTCCGGCTCCATCGGTTCCGTGGGCGTCTACATGGTCATCCCCGACTTCTCCCAAGCCTACGCCGACGCAGGCGTCCGCATGGTCGTCATCAAGTCCAAGCAGTCCCCGCTCAAAGGTGCAGGCATCGAAGGCACGTCCCTCACGGAAGCCCAGATTGCCGACCTCCAGGCACAGGTCGACGGCATCGACGAAGACTTCATGGCCTCCGTCCGCATGACCCGCACGAATGTCTCCGCCGACGCCTTCACGGGTGGCACCTTCTCGGGCAAGCAAGCCGCCCGCCTCGGTCTCGTCACGGGCCTCGCCGACTCCTTCGAGGAAGCCCTTCGCTCGTTCTGATTATTCCAAACTCACCAATTACAAGCATGAGCAAGATCACTCCCGAAGCCGAAGTCCTCGAACTCCGCACCGTTGCCACGGCCCTCACCGCCGAACGCGACGACCTCCGCGCCACCGTGGAGAAGTTGACCGTCGGCGCCGCTGACGAACTGACCGCCGTGAAGGCCGATGTCGTCACCAAGGAAGCGATGATTGCCGACCTCAATGGTCGCCTCGAAATCGCCGCCAAGGAAGCCGAGTCCCTCAAGGCCATCATCGCCGAGGCTCAGGCCAACAAAGTGACCGCCTCCCAAGAAGCCGCCAAGATTGTCGCCTCCGTCGGCGTCGAACCCGTGGCCTCCGCTCCTGGCACCGAAGCCCCTTCCGGCCCTGTCGACCACCTCGCTGTCTTCAACAGCCTGACCGACCCGAAGGCCAAGGCCGAGTACTTCGCCAAGCACGCCCTCGCCATCTACGGCGGCGTGAAGCTCTAATTTTCCCTAACCCTAATTCTCACCCAAATAATATAATAAAATGGCAAATTCCATTGCAAGTGCTCCTAGTGTATTGGCAAGCGGCGTGATCGCTGCCCTCGCGAACAAGTTGCCCGTCCTGAACGGCTTCTCGTCCGTCTTCACCTCGTCCATCGCCGGCGCCGGCAAGACCATCCAGGTCCCCCTCATCGGCACGTCGACCGCCACCGAGTTCGGTGCTGGCGGCTACCTCACGCAGGATGACGCCACCGTCACCTCGACCTCCGTCACGCTGAAGCACTTCAAGGTGTCCAGCCGCTTCAGCCCGCTCGACGTCCGCGAGTACGGTATGCAGTTCTTCGCGACCAACTTCGCCGAGACCGCCGCCATCGCCCTGTCCCAGAAGTGCATGACGGAAATCAACAGCCTCATCACCGCCGCCAACTACGCTTCGGGCACGAACACCGGCGCCAACATCTCCTACGCTGAAGTCGTCGCCGCTCAGAAGACCCTCGATGACGCCAAGGCCCCTGACAAGCGCGCCCTCGTCCTCGGCAACGGCTACCTGTCCGACCTCCGCAGCGACTCGTCCATCATCGCCGCCTTCCAGCTCGGTGCGAACGTCATCTCGACCGGCTCCATCGGCTCGGTCGCCGGCGCTCAGGTCTACCAGTTCAGCAACCTCTCCGCCAACGCCGAGTCCCTCGCGGGCTTCATCTGCGGCGCTGACGCGATTGCTGTCGCCACCGCCCTCCCGTTCAACGAAATCCCTGGCGCTGAAGTCTCTCAGGCCACGGACCCGGCAACCGGCCTGTCGGTTCAGGTCATGGTGATCCAGGAGCAGAGCGGGTACCTCAACGTAACTGCAACGCTACTGTTCGGTTGCGCCGTTGGTCGTGCGACGTCCCTCCGCCGCCTGACCACCGCCTAAACGGTGGCGGCCTAGCCGCTTAAACGAGACCCCCTTGGCTCACCCCTTGGGGGTCTTTTGTTTTTATGCCAAATCGGGCAAAAGTGATGAGCCTCTATTCTGAGTTCCTGCCCGACGCCAAGGAGATGATTGCCGACTTCGGCGTGGCTGGCTCCGCCAACTCTGGGGCCATCACCTTCCTTTGCCTCATCTCCGACCCCGCCGTCGCCACCGTCCTCGAGGCAGGTGGGTATTGTGAGCGTACCCAGTACACAGTCCGCCTTCCCGCCGTTAACGCCTCCTGGAGCCTCCCAGACGGGTCTAATGGGGCATCGGCGGCCCTACTGTCGGGCGGTGTCCCCATTGCCTCCCTCGCCCAAGGGAAGAAAATCGTGGCTGGGGGCAAGACCGTCCGCATCACGACCCAGACCTACAAGCCCGGGTCGGCGTGGATCACGCTCGTCGTCATCGACGACAACCAATAAAGTGGTCAAGGTATCCCTGACGCCGGCGAGCCATCAGGCTTTCGTGTCCGCCATCCAGAAGTTTGCCGCCGCCAGCAAGCAGACCATCCGCGACGCCACCTTGGAGCAAGCCGCCCTAGCCTGCCAAGACGCCGCCATGTTCACCCCTCCCCTCGTCAAGGGCGGTGGTGGTGGCCTTTCCAACGGCGCCAAGAAGGCGGGCGAGCGCGCCATCGACCGAGACGTCGGCAAGGTGGTCGAACCTTTGACGGGCGGAAGCAACAGCACAAAGGCCGCCCGCGTCATCAAGCGGCTTGGCTCCCTCGCCTTGAACAACAACTCCGGCCTCTTCTGGAAGTTGGCCTCGTCCCAGTCCTCCATCATCTCGGCCAATTCCTTCGTCGCCCGCATCCTATCCCAGCAGTACAAGGGCTTTGGGACCGATCAGGGCTTCAAGAAGGCCAGGAACTACTTCAACCGCATCGGCAGCCGAGTCGCCGCCAATGACTTCGGTGCAAATGCAGGCTTCATTCAAAGCCCCTCGGAAATCGACGCGGCCTACAAGCCCATCTACGTCCGCACCCAAGGCCGTCTCTGGAAGAACGGTCGCAACGTCAGCGGGGTCAAGTCCCTCGACAAGCGGGTCGTCGAGCGCAAGGCCGACATCGACACCTTCATCGAGCAACGCCAGAAGGCCGTCGGCGCCATCAAGTCGGGCTGGTATCGGGCTTTGATGTCCCTGCCCAAGCCCGTCATCAATGGGGTCGAGAAGAACGCCGGGTCCAAACTACGAGCAGCGGGCTGGATTACCAAGCACAGCAGCGTCCCTGGACAAAGCGTCACGAGCTTCTCCGACAAGTTAGCCGACGTCACCATCCGCAACCTCCACGGCAACATCTTCGGCATCGCCGACCAAGCGGATGTCCTCGGCCTAGTCTACGGCAACCGCGTCAAGCAGATGCCCGCTAAAATCCGCAACCTCGTCGATACCGACATCAACAAGTTCAATCGCAAATAACCTTTATGGGCACCAAATCCATCCGCCACATCGTCGAGTCCACGCTCGCCACTTACCTGTCCACGCAGACGGGCCTCACCACGGTCTCCTTCCTCACGGGTGACTCCGCCGCGACCCAGACCCTCCCGAAGGCCGTTGTCCTCTGCGACTCCGCCCGACCGCCCGGTAGCCTCCCCGAAGGTGCTGGCAACTACGATTGCTCGGTCCGCATCACCCTTTTCTCCAACGCCGACGACACGACCCTCGCCGATCACCGCCTCCGCTGCGCCGCCTTGGTCGGCAATATGCGAGACCTCACCAGCATCCAAGCCGCCTTCACGGCTGGGGCCGACGCGTCCTGCTACGACGTCACCATCGGGTCCGAGGACGAAGGGGTGGACGAACGCTCCTGGGCGACCGCCTTCTCCTTCTCGGTGATGGTCTGCCTCGCCCCCTGATAGTTATTCCAAACAGGGCAAAGACAAATGGCCGCCGTATCTACTGGAACCACCTGCCTCTTCGGCATCAATGGCACCGTCTCGAACCTTTTCGTGCAGTCTTACTCGGTGAATGCCACCTTTAACCTGTCGAACACGGTGGCTGACGAGACTGGCCTGACCAAGACCGCCCGCTACGACGACCGCAAGACCGAGCTGACCGTGGATGGCATCTGCAAGACCTCGACCATGCCGACCATTGGTGACTCCTTCTCCTTCACCATCAACGCCGACACGGCCTACCCGAGCGGGTCTAAATCCACCTCCTACGTCGGCACCATTACGGGCGTCTCCCAGAAGGGTTCCAACAAGGACTTCACTTCGGTCACAATCACGGCGGTCGACTACGAAGGCGTCACGCCCTAATTGACCCAGCGGACGGCAGGGGCATAGTCCAGGAATGGACGACCGCTTCCTGAACGCCTTCATCGACCCGGCTCCCTTCAAGTTGCTGGGTCGTTCGCTTTATCCGTGGTGCCTTAAATACCGCGTAAGGCTGATGGCCTTCAAGTCCCCGCTGATTATGGGCGAAGGCATGGTCTCCCCCGCCGACCTTGTCTTTGCCTGCAAGGTATGCGCCGAGGAACCACTTGGGGAGATTACTTGGCGGGACAAAATACGCATTTCAATGCTCAACCATAATCCAGTAAGGTTTGAGCAGATGCTCAAGGCATTTGCCGGGTATGTTTTAATCCATGACTGGCCCAAGTTCTGGGAACAGGACAACAGTAAGAGCGGAGGCAACAAGGGCGTCCCTTGGCCCCTCGCCATCGTCGCCAATCTCATCGCCTCGGGCATCGAGGAGAAGCGGGCATGGGAGATGCCGGAATGCCAAGCCATCTGGCTTAACTCAGCCCTAGCCATCCGCAAGGGTGCCGAGGTGGCAATCATGACACCCGAGGAGGAAGCCTTCATGGCATCGGAGGAGGCCGCGTCCGCTTCCAATCCTGCAAAGGAGAAGACCGACTAACATGGCCCAATCCCTGGAACTCAACATCAAGACGACCTCCGACGTCCCGCAGGCCATGGACAAGGCCAAGTCGGCGACCTCTTCCTTCGAAAAGCAGATTGGTGACATAGGCAAGAAGTTTGGCACCTCATTCAAGGACATCTTCCTGTCCTTCCTTGGTCCGATGGCTATCCTCAGCACCGTCCTTGGGCTGATTGGTAAGATGATCGCGGAAAATCAGAGAAAGCGAGATGAGGCACACCAAGCCGCCCTTAACGACACTAACGAGCTGATGTCCGCAGAGGATAGGTATTATGAGAAAAGGAAAGCCAACGAAAAAAAGGCCAAGGAAACAAAAGAAGAAGCTAAATTGACCCGCGAGGAAGTCACAAGTGACTTTTTATTGAAAGACCCAAGAGGTAAACAATTAGTGCAGGAAAAAATTGATGAGTATCCCGGCGAAAAGAACTGGTTCAATGATGCGATGGAAAAGGAGAATAACAAATTAAAGAACGATATCACACTTGGTTATTACCGAAGCATGGTGCGCGGTGATATGTCCAAGGACAAGAATGTTCAAGACACCGTGCAGGCTATCATTGCTAAAGACGCTGCTGAAGAGGCTAAGAAGAACCCACCACCACCCACCGGGCCGACCTCATTCAAGACCCCCGAAGGCTTTGGCAATATCGTCGGAGTCGGCGCAAACCCTGTCATGGAAGCCATGACCGCCCAGCTCGAAGAGTCCCGAAAGCAGACAGCACTACTTGAAAATATCAGCCGCGGATCTGGTGGCGGCGTCCCAACCGACTTCACGAAATCCACCTCACCCTCCCGCGCTGCCTTGCTCAAGGGCGGCAACTAATTTCCCATGGCTATCGTAAACACCGGCAACGACCTCGTCGCACCGATCCTGCAATCCGGCTGGACGGTCGTCTCGGACGGCTTCGGCCTGCACACCTCGGTCAGCGTCTACAAGGCCGACACGACCTCCGCCCTCACGGCCTTCCTAGTCAAGGGGACGGCCCACCCCGACCCGTCCTACACCTACCTTAAAATTGACAAGTGGCGCATCAGCTGGGACGCCCTGGATATCGCCACCGTCACGGTGGACTACGTCGGCATCGACCCGTCCGTCAACAGCGGCGTCCGCACGAACCCGAACACCTCCGCGGCAAACGGCCTGACGAGCGAACCCATCACCTCGCACCCGAACTTCTTCACGGCTGACCCTCTTTTCTCTGGCGTCATCGCCGGGGCTGGTCCGTACACGCAAAGCAGCCTTGGCCCAATCGTCAAAACCAAGACGGCACCCATCAAGGACACGCAGTCCTACATCGGTTCCAATGGGTCATGCTTTGAGTCTCAGAACGGCGGTCGCTTCATCGGCTTCGTCGACCCATCGTTCCCCAGCCTCTACGGCAAGACCAATTATCTCGCGTCCACGACCTCCTACTCCGGCGTCATTTACTCGACGACCCTTGCGGACGTCCAAGCCCTCTTGGCCCTGCTCAATACGGCAACCGCGACGACCTCATGGGGGGCTGCGTTTCAATTGCTTCCTGCATGGGCGCCCATCGGCACGGTCGCTGGAGTAGGCCACAAGAACCTTCTTTCCCAGGTCAACGTCGAGCAGTTCGGCGCACTCTATAAAATCAACTACGAGATCCGCTACTCCAAGACCGGCTGGTCCAATAAGGTTTATACGAACATCTGATGAGCATCCAACCAGGAGTCGGGCTTTCGTTCAGCGCGTCGAGCAGCGGGACGACCTTGGACATCAATCAGGTCTGGACGCCCTTGGTCGGAGATACGCCCTCGAACGTCATCCCAGACGGCGGTGGCGAGGTTGAAATCCCCACGGGCACGAACACGGCAATCTTCTCCAAGATGCGGGTCATCTGCCGGACCGCCGACAACTCCTTCCTCAGTTGCCTCCGCGAGTATAACTTGGTCGGGATGGCGGTCTACCCCACCGGGTCCAAGACGGCTGCGGTCACGGCAGACAACGACCTCATCGACCAAGGGGCGACCTTCACGCTTGTCCCTCCTGTCGCTCCCGCCACGACCAAGGAGTACGTCTTCAGCGTCATCCTCAACCACTACAACATCGCCAGCGGCACCCTCTTGGCTGGCGTCCCTTACGCGGCCTTGATGGAGGTCGGCGGAGATGCATACACCAAGACCACCCCTTGGCTCGGAGAAGGGGACTGCGATCGCCAGACTTGGACCAACGCCTTCGAGTACGCCCCGGTGTCCATTAGCATCCCCGACCCTCCCTACGAAATCAACGGCAACCTCGAAATCGACCAAGTCAACAAGCTGAAGAACTACAACTGCCAGCGGCTCCGCGTCGCCACCATCTCCTGGAACAACGCGACCACCTCTTGGGTCGTCACGCAGCACCTCGTCGGCCCAATCACCATCCCCTTCAATATCTTCTACGAAGGCCCCTATCGCTGGGAAGATGACGGCTTCACGCCTCCCTCATGGTGGACGACCCCCGACTACGAGACCGAGCAAATCGCTTGGGAAGGCAACTACACCGGGTCGACCAAGTGGTCGGGCGGGGCCAACCCTACGGAAAGCATCACCATCTGACGCCCCCCTTCCAATCCCGCCAACATTAAGACGCCATGACCTGCTCGACCACCGTCACCTTCAAGCGCGGCACGACCTTTGCGGGCACCGTGACCTACAC